TTGCCTGTGGCTACTGGTGGACAATATTTATACAATCATGAAACAGGCTTTGATGATGATGGATCAGTTATGACAGCATTTGTAGAGTCAGCTCCTATGGCATTAGGAGATGGCAGTAAATTTGCTTCTATAAATAGAATTATACCAGATATTAATTTTAATGGGTCTACATCAACTAATCCTAGTGTTGATTTTACTGTAAAAGCTAGAACACATTCTGGTTCAGGGTTTACTCAAACTGACACAGAGACAACGCAAAGAACAGCTACAAGTCCTGTAGAAACATACACAGAAAAATTAGATATAAGAGTTAGAGGAAGAACATTTGCATTAAGAATTGAGTCCACTTCTTTAGGAACAAAATTTAAATTAGGCACACCACAAGTTAATTTGGTTCAAGATGGAAAAAGATAATGTTAATTACTAGTATACCGCAATATGTTCAAGGTTTAACTAATGCTAAATTAGATTTAACAACAACGAACGCTACTGTTTTGTACACTGCTCCAAGCTCTTCAGATTTTAATGCCTCTGTTATTAATTCAATATTAGTTGCAGAAGATTCTGGCAATGCTGATACAATAACAATGATTATTACTAATGGAAGCACTGTATTTACTTTGTTTCATGTAAAAGCGGTTGGAGCTAGCACAACAATAGAACTGTTAACAGAAGATTTAATATTACAAAGTGGAGAAATATTAACAGTAACAGCAGCAACAGCCAATAGATTGCATGTTGTAGCAAGTATACAAGAGTTTGCTTTACATAGAACGCCACAAAGTTCTTTGTAATGACAGCTTTTATGCTGATGTGTTATTTTGGGGTGCAAATAGAAGGTGGAATATATTTTAAAAATGTTAACGATTGTATGAGTTATAAAAAAAAATTACACAATCAGATAATTACGAGAAATAATAAAGATGAGGTCTATCAATGTATGTGCAAGTTAGTTCCAACAATAGATCCAAAAACAGTAAAGGTGTATTAATATGTTTGCAGCATTAATAGGTCCAATAGCAAACTTAGCTAGTTCATGGATGGAATCAAAAGTAGAAAAAGTAAAAGCAGATGGTCAGGCTAAAGTGGCTCAAGCAAGATCAAAAGCAGCAGTTGCTGATAAGGTAGCATCAGGTGAAATAGCGTGGGAAAAATCTATGGCAGAAGCTACAGATTCAAGCTGGAAAGATGAATTTGCTTTAATTGTCCTGTTAGCTCCAGCGATTTTAGTTTTCATTCCTAGTATGACAGAGTATGTTAGGTCAGGATTTGAAGTATTAAATACTTTACCAGAGTGGTATCAGTATTTATTATTTATAGCAGTTAGTAGTTCGTTTGGTATTAAAGGCGTAGGACAAGCAATGAAAATGATAAAGAGGAAATAATGAAAAAGAAAAACAAATCAACAGTTAAAAAAGTTATTAAAGGCCTTAACAAAGCATCTAAGTTACATGCGGGTCAGGCCAAAACATTAACTAAAATAATAAAGAAGAGATAACAATATGGATATAAGTAAATTAAGAGAAGAAATAGAATCTGACGAAGGTAATGTAGAAGAAATTTATTTAGATCATTTAAAATTAGAAACTTTTGGAATTGGACATTTGGTTAAAAAGAATGATCCTGAATATGGTATGCCAGTAGGCACCCCAGTAAGTAGAAAAAGAATTAACTCTTGCTTTAATGATGATATACAAGGAACTGTGGAAGACTGTGAAAAACTTTACGTAAACTTTTACAGCTTGCCTGAAGAAACAAAAATGATCTTATGTAATATGATGTATAATTTAGGCTACACAAGACTGTCAAAATTTAGTAAGCTAAAAGCAGCTGTGGATAAAGGTGATTGGGAAAAGGCATCTATAGAGATGACCGATTCAAAATGGTATAGACAAGTGCCAAACAGAGCCGAAAGATTGGTTCAAAGAATGAAAAATATAGGAGCATAAAATGTTACCAGCTATACTAGGTTTAATGGGTTCTTCTTTAGCTACTTCAGGTATGCTTGGGGCTTCTATGGCATCAATGCCTTTCTTAGCAAGTGCAATGGGATCTGGTATAGGGTCTCTTTTACAAGGTGGTTCTAGCAAAGATGCTTTAGGTGCTGCGGCCATGGGTGGCATTGGTGGATATCTTGGTGGACAAATGGGGGGCAGTCAAAATGCTTTACCGGGCACTTCAAATGCACTTGGAGCTACTACTCCTGCATTAAACCCAGACATTGCTATGAAAATGGGCGGAGCAGGTACAGGTCTTATTGATCCTCCAACATTAATGCAAGGTTTAACAAGGCCAGAAGCAATGGGTGCTGGACTTGGAGCGTCTATGGCAGCTCCTCCTCCGTTTAAACAAAAAGAAGAAGATGATTTTGTTGCTCCAAGAGGAATGCCTATTAAAAATACATCTTTATTTCCTGATTATGGTTATGATGCTGGAGGTGCAGGCGGAGAGTTTGATTATAATATAGCTAAAAACTATGCAGAAGGTGGAGATCTACAAGACCCAGCAGCAATGGACATGGGTATAGGTGGCATGAAAGAATCTGGCATGAATGACAAAGAGCTTATTAGTAGTGCTATAGATGTTATTCAAGGAGACATAATTGATTCAACGCAACAACAAGTTATTCTTGCACAGTTTGTAACTCAGTTTGGTCAAGAAGCTTTAAAAGATTTAGTTTCAAAAGTTCAATCAGGTGAAATTAACGATGCTCCTACAGAAGGTGACGGAATGATTAAAGGAGCTGGAGATGGAATGGCTGATATGGTTCCTGCATCTTTAGGAAAAGAACAAGATGTATTATTAAGTGATGGAGAATTTGTTGTTCCTGCTGATGTTGTAAGCGGTATAGGAAATGGATCTTCTGACTCAGGATCAGACAAGCTTTATGATATGATGGATAGAGTTAGAGAAATGAGAACAGGGGGGAAAACACAGCCTCCTGCAGTGCCTGAAGAGATGATGTTACCTGTATGATATTTACAGCAGTTCCTAGAGAAGCTTTAGATATTGTTTGGCAAGATGTCGCTTACATGCTGGCTAAAGCAGTGGCAACTAGTAGCGGTAGGTTTCACGTTGATGATATTTATCGTGATTTAGAAAATGGTGTTTATAGTTTATGGTTAGCTATAGATGAAAATAATGAAGAAAGTAAAGTAGTGGCTGCAATTACAACTCGTATAATATCATATCCAAATAAAAAATCATTAGCTATGGATTGGATTGGTGGTAGCAAAATGTCAGAATGGATGCCTGTAGCTATGAAAAAATTAACAGAATTTGCAAAAGACTGTGACTGCACTCATTTAGAAGGTTATGGTAGAAAAGCATGGATGAGAGTTTTAAAAAAATATAATTGGAAACCTGATTATATTGCTTACAAAATGGAGATAGATAATGGGTAAAGGTGGAGGCGGTCAGCCACAGCAGCAAACAGAGCAAAATATAACTCAAACTAGTTTACCTAAATACTTTGAGCCATATGCAATTGATATGATGAAAAGAGCTGAGTCTGAATCTAAGAGAGACTATACTCCTTATACAGGCCAAAGGTTAGCTAATGAAAATACTGATATAACTGCATCTAGAGATTTAGCTAGAAAAACAGCAGAAGCCGGTATGCCCGGATTTGACGCAGCTAATGCAGGGTTGTCATCGGCTATGGCCAGAACTAAACAAGGAATGAATTTTAGTCCTGAAATGTTTGACTCAGCTCAAGCTAAAAAATATATGTCTCCATATGTACAAAATGTATTAGATGTTCAAAAAAGCCAAGCTCTTTTAGATTTTGATAGAGGCCAAGGTGATCGTAATTTTGCAGCTCAACAAGCTGGAGCTTTTGGCGGATCTAGGCAAGGAGTTCAACAAGCTTTAGCTGGCCAAGGTCTTCAAAGAGATATGCAAAGAATACAAGCTGAAGGACAACAAAAAGCTTTTGAATCAGCCCAACAACAATTTGGAGCAGATAGAGATGCTAAATTTTCTGCAGAAAAGATGGGTCTTGGAGCAGCAGACGCTATGACTCAACAAAGTCAAATGTTATCTCAGTTAGGTGAAAAAGCAAGAGCAGGAGACATAG